CTATATATTTAAATCATCTAATTTTTGTGCAACTTCAAGCTGCTTATTCGGGTATAAATGAGAATATGTATTCCAAGTCGTCTCTACTTTTTCATGACCTAATCTTTCTGCTATAGTTAATATATTTACGTCCATATTTACCAATAACGACGCATGTGAATGTCGTAAGTCATGAACTCTAATTCTTTTTACATTAGATAGCTTACAACACCTATCTAATTCTTTAGAAAGATAACTTTTAGCAAACTTAAATATTCTTTCATTCTCTTTTAAGCTATATAGTTTAGATAGATAATCTTTTATACTATTATATAAGAATTGTGGGATAGGGATAACACGTTTACTTTTAGGCGTTTTAGGGGAGGAAATAATATCCTCGCCACTTAGTCTTATGTAGCTTTTTTCAACACTTATTTTATTTTCAAAAACATCTTTTGGAGTAAGAGCTAACAACTCTCCTAATCTAAGTCCTGTCCAAAATAAAATTTCAAATGCTAGTCGAGGTTCTGGTTTCTTTTCAAATTCAATAAATTTTTTAAATTCTTCTAATGTCCAAAAGTTCATTTCTTCTGCATTTTTTTTACCTATTGTTCCTGCTAAGTGAGCAGGGTTAGAGGGTAAGTTATAATATTTAACTGCATAATTTAATACAGCAACAAGCTGGTTATTTATTGTTTTAATATATGTCTGGCTATAATCACTTTTTAAGAGTTCATTTTGCCACTTTCTTATATGTGTAGCAGTAATTTCATTTATTTTTAGATTTTTGAAAAAAGGTAAAATTCTAAAATTTATTAAATACTTTTTAGTTTCTAATGTAGATAATTTTAATCTAGAAGACATGTCGTGCATATATTCTTCTATAAGACTTTCAAAAGTCATATCAGTACTCATTTTAGATTTATTCAAAAACTCTCTTTCAAATTCTAAAGCTTCTTTTTTAGTTTTAAAACCTCTTTTTATTTTCTTTTTTTTATCTCCATTGAAATCTGTAAAATAAAAACTAGCATACCAACTTTTTCTTTGTTCATCTTTGTAAGCAGGAATTTTAGACACCCCCAATTATGTCATTTTAATATTACAATAATTATAACATGTTAGATATACTATCTAAATAATTGTTTTATTTTTCTCTTCTTTTCATCTCTTGAAGCTTGTAATATTTACACAGTTCAAAGAAGTCTTCTTCTAGTGCTATAGATAAGTCTAGTATCGTAGATATACCTATATCTTTATATTCTTGATTTTCTAGTTTTGATATATAACTTCTGTTACGTCCCATTTTTTCTGCTAATTCTAGTTGTGTCATTCTTTTCTTTTTTCTTAATTTTTTCAACATTTACTAAAATCCACCTTTTAATTATTTTTTGATTATTTTTATAATTAATAGTTTGTGTAGTTTACTGTAATAAATGTTCCTAATTAGAACATTTTTTGGTGGGAAAATGTGTTAAAATGTAGTTAAGAAATTAAAAGCAAAAAGCACTATAACAATAGTGCTAAGTCAAAACAGATATATAATAGTAAAGGAGATGTTTTAGATGAAGTTTATAGGAAGTTTATTATTAATAATGCGAACGTACGTTCTTGAAATGAGATATGAAAAAGAATTAGGTATAGCTATTTAAAGTAAAATACATAACTTATACATAAAAACAGGGGATGGCATATATGATAGAATTAGAAAAAAAATTAATAAAAAAGGGGAAAGTTTTAGACACAATAAAAAGTTTAGATAAAAATAAATTTGATAAATATATGGAATTAGTAAAAAAGTGCCATAAAAAAGAAAATAAAAAAGAAGGGGAGTAAATTCCTCTTCTTTTTTATTTCTTTTTATCCATTTCTTCTTCGAGAAAAACTTTTGCTATCTTCATCATTTTTTCTTGTGACGCAGGACTTAGCTCACTAATCATTCTTAGAGCTTCTTTTATATCATCAGAAAAATTCAACTTCTCAATTAATTCTAACTCAGCAGAATGTTCTGCGTTTCTGATGTTTGTTCTACCTAGCAGGTAGTCCACAGATACATTAAATAAGTCTGCTAGTTTTGACAATATTTCTTTATCAGGGAATCTTTCTTCTGATTCATAATAGCCAATTATTCTCCCTGAAATATTCAGTTTTTCTCCTAATTCTTTTTGAGTATAATTTAATTCTTTTCTAAGTAATTTCAATCTTTTTCCGAACATATTATTCAACCTCCGATAAAAACAAACAAATTGTTCTATTTAGATTTAATATATCATATATTCGTTATCAACAGAAGAATTAAATAAAAAAAAGAACAAATAAAACAAAAAGTATTGACAGAGAACAATTAGTTCGATATAATAAAAATATAAAAAAGAACAGTTAGTTCGGAAAGGAGATAACATGTTTAAGAGTAATTTAAAATACTACAGAGAGTTAAATAAATTGACACAAAAACAATTAGCTTTAGAGGTTAATGTTAGTAAAGAATACATATCTCAAATAGAAAGAGGTATAAAAAATCCAGGTTTCTTTACAGCACAAAAAATAGCAAAAATTTTAGGGATTACAATAGATGAACTTTTTTTTAAAAACAAATCGAACTAACTGTTCTTTTTAAAAAATAGCACTTTGAAAACTAAATATAAAATATTCAAAAGAGGTGATTAGATGGAAAGAGAGCAAACAACGCTTCGTATACCAGAAGACTTGCACAAAGCGTTGATAGATTTAAGCAGTGATATAGGAATGCCTATTACATCTATTATAATAATTGCATGTTGGTTGTATATATCAAAGATAAATTAACCAATCCGATATGCAAAATGAATGCACAACATTATTTATTAGAGAATTGATTGATAAATTATTTTCTTTAGCTGTTTTCTCTAGCAACTCTTTTAGGACACCAGGAATCCTAAGAGTAGAACGAACAGTATCATCACTTTTATACGAGATTGATTGAAGTTCATTAACTTTTGAATTTCTAATAATATCATTAATAGCGTATAGAATAAGCGAAGATTTGAGAATGCCTGTTTGATAAGAAATTTTTTCTAAATTTTCATTTAATGGTGTATATATTCTTACAGTAATAGTAGTCATTTTGACACCTCCCTAATGACATTATACAAAAAATATTTAAAAAAGTCTTGACACTAAAATAGTGTCATAATATAATGATTATAGACAGTGAATCAGTGTCATAAGGAGGGAGGAATAAGAATGGAAAAAGTAAGAATGACAGTAAGGCTCGTCCCAAAATTAAATCAATATGTACAGAATATAGCCAAAGAATGTGGAAAAAGTAAAAATTCTATTATTGTGGATGCATGTTGGGAGTTTATTGAGAAAATAAAAAAAGAAAATAAATTCAATGTAGAAAGCGAGGAATAAATATGAATAATCTACAGATATTTGAAAAATTGGAATTTGGTCAAATAAGAATGGTTGAGGTTGATAAGAAACCATATTTTGTTGCAACAGATATAGCTAAATGTTTAGGATATGCAAACACAAGTAAAGCAATAAATGACCATTGTAGGTGGGTAACAAAAAGTTACATACCTCATCCGCAAAATGAAAATAAGATATTAGAAGTAAATACAATACCTGAAAGTGATATGTATAGATTGATTGTAAATAGTAAACTACCAAATGCAGAAAAATTTGAAAGTTGGGTATTTGATGAAGTTTTACCAACAATACGTAAAACTGGAGGATATATACATACAACAGAAGATATGTCAGATGATGAAATTATGGCAAGAGCATTACAAGTAGCTCAAAAGACAATAGAAAAGAAAAGCAGAGAAATAGAAGAAAAAGATAAGGTAATTCAGTTACAGCAACCAAAAGTACTGTTTGCTGATTCGGTAGCATCTTCTGATAATTCAATCCTGGTTGGAGAACTAGCAAAATTACTTAAACAAAATGGTATTGATACAGGTGAGAAAAGATTGTTCGCATGGCTTAGAGATAATGGCTACTTAATAAAACGTAAAGGTGAGGATTATAATACACCAACTCAAAAAAGTGTGAATTTGGGAGTTATAGAAACTAAAGAAGGTACGAGAGTTCACCCAAATGGATATATAAGTGTAACAAAAACACCAAAAATAACTGGAAAAGGTCAAGTTTATTTCATTAATAAGTTTAAAAGTAGCAAACAAATGCCAATGTTAAGTTAGAACTTTGAAAATTAAAAATTATAGAGGTAGTTACAATGAGCGAAGATATATTTTATAACTTTCTTGATAAGTAATAAATACAGAATATTCTAAAAAAGGAGTGTGTGAGATGGCTAAAAAAGTTAATAATTCAGGATATTATAAAGTTAAAGAAGTTGCAAAACTTTTAGATGTAGCTGAAAGCACGGCATATAAAATAATGAGAGATTTAAACAAAGAATTACAAAAGAAAGGTTATTGGACTTTTGCAGGAAAAGTACCAAAGACTTATTTAGAGGAGCGATTTTTCTACAAAAAACAATCAAATAAAAAAGTTAAAAAGGAGGTGATTTAATTGAATGTAAAGGTACTAATAGCTTATATACAGTTTTGTAAGCAATATAATAAGAAAGCAAGTTTTGAAGGTCTTAAAAATACAACAAAGGGGTAATTGCATGAGAATAATCTATAAAAACAAAGTCTACAAAGTAGAACAAGATAGAAAGTTATTTAGAATTACATACTATGATGAGCAGAGAGGTAGTAAGAAGTTTAATAAAGAGAAGAAAGTAAAAAGAAGTGTTTTAACAAGAGATATAGAGGTAGTTAACTTGTATTTACCAACACATTTAAAAATAAAGTAGGAGGTTTAATTGTATATGGTATTTAATTTAGAGAAGTTCAAAGTGGGAAATGCGATAAGAATAAGTTGTGAAAGATTTGGTTTTGAAATTGATTGTATTGTAGTAGTAGCAACTGAGAAGGAACTAAATTTAGCTTACTTTGATAAAGAAAGAGGTTGTATGGAGTATCAAGCATTGATACCAGAAGACCTTAGATATGATGATTATATTCTCGAAAGATTAGGTTAGGGGGTGTATTTTAATGGAAACAGCTATATCTATTGCAAAAGGTCAAATAGAAGGAGCGAATGAGAGTATAAAGGAATTAAAATCAAAAGAAAATTACGATAAAGAAAGTTTAAGATGGTGGGAAGGTGTTAAGCAAGCTAGTGAAAATATACTAGAGTTTTTAGAAATAGAAAATAAGGTATAAGAAAAGAGCCATTACGATTGGCTCAATTCAAAAACATAATAAAATTTAATTAGCTATATTATAGCACAAGGGGGAACTAAAATGAAAGCAATTTTATTAAAAAGTTTAGATATAGAGAATTTTAAAGGGATAAAAGAGTTACGCATAAATTTTAATAATGTAACTAATGTATTTGGAGAAAATGCAACAGGAAAAACAAGCATATTTGATGCCTTCACGTGGGTAATGTTTGACAAGGATAGTAAGAATAGAAGTGTATTTGAGATAAAACCTTTAGACCACCAGAATAAAGTCATTAGGGGACTTGTAACAACTGTAACAGCAGTACTAGAAGTTAATAATAAAGAGATAAAGTTAACTAAAAAGTATGAGGAAAAATGGACTAGAAAAAGAGGAGAATCAGAAGCGTCCTTCACTAAAAATGAAACTACTTACATGATAAACGATACTCCTATTAAAAAATCTGAATATGTAAAAGAAATAGCAGAAATAGCAGAAGAAGAGCAATTTAAATTACTTACTAATCCATACTTTTTTTCAAATGAGCTTAACTGGAAAAAAGCTAGAGAAGTAATTTTAGAGATATGTGGAGATATAACAATAGAACAGATTATAGAAACTAAACAGGAGCTAACTCCACTTATTACAGAGTTTGAAAAAGAAAATAACATAGATAAGATTATTAAAAACAGAAAAGCTACTAAGAATAACTTATCTAAAGAAAAAGAAGAAATACCAATTCGTGTAAATGAGTGCAATAATAGCATGTACAATATAGATTTTGAGGAAATAGAAGTTCAACTTAATGCTAAGAAAGCTGATTTAGAAGCTGTTGAGGATAATCTTTTAAATGGTACAAAGACAAATGAACAGATTTTAAAAGATAAAGAAAAGATATTTGAACTAAAGCAAGAGACACAAAGTATTAAACAATCAGCGAGTGAAAAAGGAAATAAGAAAAGGAATGAGCTGTTAAAAGAAAAGGATGACTTGCAATATAATATTAAAAATTTAAGAAACAATCTTGTTTATTTAGAAAGGGATAATGAGTTAAAAGAAACTTTGAGAAAAAGAGCGATTGAAAAAACAACAAATTTAAGAGATAAATGGACTAAAAAGAGTAAGGAAACATTAGATTTAAGCGTTATCCAGACTGAGTGTCCAACTTGTAAAAGACCTCTTGACTTAGAAGATATAGAAGAAAAGAAAAAGGAAATGTTAGATAATTTTAATCTAAATAAAGCTAAAGAATTAAAAGAAATAGCAGAGCTAGGAAAATCTAAAAATGATGATGTAGAATTATTTAATACAGAAATTGAAAGATTAAAAGTAGATATAAATAAGACTTTAGAAGAGATACAAGAAAAAGCAGTATTATTAGATAAAATAAAAAAAGAATTAGAAAATACAAAATCTACAGAGATATATTCAACAGATGAGGAAAAAAGATTAACAGAAATTAGTGTAGAAATAAAAGAACTAGAAGAAAAAATAAACAATAAAGATGCTGATAAAAACATAGATGGACTAAAAGAAAATAAGAAAAAACTGACTGGTGAAATTGAGTTACTTAATAAAGAACTAGCTAAAAGAGATATTAACAAAGAACTATTAGATAGAAAAGAGCAGTTATTAGAAAAAGAAAAAGAGTTAGGTATAGAATTAGCTCATCAAGAAAAAATATTAAATCTATGTGAGTTGTTTATAAAAACTAAAGTTAGTTTATTAGAAAGTAATATAAGTAGTAAATTTAAGAATGTTACATTTAAACTATTTAAAGAACAGATAAATGGAGGTATCGAAGAAACTTGTGAGGCATTAGTAGATGGAGTACCATTTTCAAATGTTAACACAGCAGGACAAATAAATGGAGGACTAGATATAATAAATACTTTATCTAATCATTTTGGAGTTAAAATGCCAATATTTATTGATAACAGGGAGAGTGTGAATGATTTGATTGATATTGATAGCCAAGTGATAAATTTGATTGTAAGCAATGATAATCCATTAAAAATAGAAGGAGCGAATTAATATGGCAGAAAGAAATATAACAGATGTAGTTTTAAATAGAGTGAATGAATTAAAAGATAGTGGTGAGTTAGTAATTCCACCTACTTATTCAGCAGTAAATGCTTTAAAATCTGCGTACTTGATTTTACAAGAAACACTTGATAAGAACTATAAGCCTGTTCTTGAATCATGTACTCCTATTAGTATAATCAATTCTTTGCTAAACATGGTAATACAAGGGTTAAGCCCAGCTAAAAAACAATGTTACTTTGTTGCATACGGGAATAAGTTGCAACTTATGAGGAGTTATATGGGTACTATAGCAGTTACTAAAAGACTTTCTAATATAAAAGATATAAAAGCGTATTGCATTTATGAGGGTGATAAATTCAAAGTCAAATATAACAAGGAAAATGCTGTACTAGAAATCGGAGAATATGAACCAGCTTTTGAAAACATAGATATAGGCAAAATAAAAGGTGCTTTTGCTGTAATTGTTGGTAATGAAGGAATTTTGCATACTGAAATAATGACATTTACACAAATTGAAAGAGCATGGTTACAAGGGGTTGGATATAGCAATCCTAAAAATAAAGTACATGATAATTTCACAGAAGAAATGGCAAAGAAAACAGTAATAAATAGAGCTTGCAAGATGTATGCAAATACTAGTGATGATAGCGACTTGTTGATAGGTGCTTTTAATGAAACTGATAGAGTAATTACTAGCGAAGAAATTGCTAGAGATACAGACAAAGAAGTAGAAAAAGAGATTTCTCAAAATGCTAATATCAAGTCTTTAGAGATACCTTTACAAGAAGATACAATTTTTACTCAAACTAAAGAAAAAGTGTCTATTAACATAGATGAAGATAAGCCAAATCTAGCTGAATTTGAAGAAGCAATTCAAGTTGAATTGGATACACCACCATTTTAAGGATGAAAATTAAAGTATTAGGGAGCAGTAGCAAGGGTAATTGTTACTTGCTCCAACTGAAAAATGAGACATTAATTTTAGAATGTGGAGTCAGTTACAAAGAGATACTAAAAGGCTTAGATTTTAATCTAAAAAGTGTTGTGGGGTGTTTGGTCACACATGAACATAAAGACCATTCAAAATCGCTTGTAGAGCTTACAAATAATGGAATAGATGTATATTCTAGCAAAGGTACATTAGAAGCTTTTAAAATAGAAAATCATAGAACTAAGATTATAGAAAGCGAGAAATTATTTAAGATAGGTAACTTTAAGATAATGCCATTTAATACTAAGCATGATGCGGTAGAGCCATTAGGATTTTTAATAAATCATAGTAGTTTTGGTAACTTATTATTTATAACTGATACTTACTATTGTGAATACAACTTTAATAATCTAAATCACATCATGATTGAGTGTAACTATAGTAAGGATTTATTAGATAGTAACAAAAATAAGATTTATCTTAGAAATAGGATAGTTAAGTCGCATTTTGAATTAAGTAATGTAATTAATTTTTTAAGAGCTAATGATTTAAGTAATATAAAAACAATTACATTGCTTCATCTAAGTGAAGATAACAGTGATAAGGATTTATTTATAAGAGAGATAGAAAAAAATGTAGGAATGCCAGTTGTTGTAGCTGAAAAAGGATTAGAAATTTATTTAGATTAGAGGTGATAGAGTGGCAGTTTTCAGACAGATATATACAAGCTTTTGGACTGACCCAAAGGTACAAGAGGAATGGACACCAGAAGATAAATTTTTCTTTATACTTCTTCTTAGTAATCCTCAAACGACACAAATAGGAGTTTACCAAGTAACTAAAAAACAACTAGCATTTTGGATGGGATACTCAGAAGAAAGTATAAGAGCATTGATGGATAGATTCATAAATCACCACAAATGCATAAAATATAATCCCGATACTAGAGAAATTGCCATAAAAAATTGGGGCAAATATAATTTAACCAAAGGTGGCAAGCCAATTGTAGATTTACTAAATAAAGAACTTAAAGAAGTTAAAGATATTGAGTTAATAAAATATGTAATTCCATCAATAGAGAAATCAGATATAAGAAAAATATTTGAAGACTATTATGAAATGGCTAAAAATTGGGATTCTTACGATACGTCGACGATACGTGAACGAGTCGTACCACGATACGGGGACAATAACAATAAGAATAACAATAAGAATAACAATAAGAATAACAATAAGAATAACAATAAGAATAACAATAAGAATAACAATAAGAATAACAATAAGAATAACAACAACAATAAAGATGTTATGGTGGTTGTGGATAAAATTAAAAAATACTTTGATTTAGAATCTAAAGACATTGAAAAAATTATTGATGTATTTATACATACAGGAAGAGGAATTGACTATTTAGAGGAAAAGCTGAGGTTGGTCAAAAATACGGAGAATGTAAAAAGTGTTACAGGATATCTCATAAAAGCATTACAAGAAAATTATGAGGCTAAACCAAGCAAACATAATAAAAACAAGTTTCATAACTTTAATCAGACTTTTGACCAATACACTGATAAAGAATTATGCGATATGGCTAATAGAGGTCAACTTGAAGAAAGTAAATTCGGTTAAGTTAAGTATTCTAGGAAGTAATTATACAATATTACTTCCTAGAAGTTAAAAAATATTGGAGGTTTAAGAGTGAAATATGAGTGTGAGAAAGTGTTCTTAGAATGCGATAAGGGAAGTTTTGAGATAAATGATACAAGAACTGAAGAAGTAACATTCGAGGGTACAGAAATAGACAATCCATTTAAACGAGTAAAATATGAAGGTAAAGCTACTTTTGAAATAGTATCTGGATGGGAGTATCTACAAAGAGAAATGTTGTGGCTTAAGATATTGCATTTATCAGCAGTTGTAGCAAAAATAATGCAATATAAAATGTTAGGTATTTCAAAATGAGGAGAGCTGAAATGTTGAGAAAGACAAGAAAAAACAATATTAGTGTTTGTTATCAATGTAGAAATGAAGATATAAGCGAAGATGCTAGATATTGTAAGATTTGTGGAATAGGATTAAGAGTTATGGAATTAGTAAGTGTTTTTAACTTTGAAACAGGAGAAAAAGAACTTTCATTTTTAACAGGTAAAGAATGTCTTATAGATTTTGGAGATTTAAAGGAAGACAATATGTGTAAATTATTCTTTGAAAATGCAGAGTTAAGAATTATTGAAGTAGAAAATATTTATCAAGATGAAAGAGGTATATTTATTGAAGCTGGTGAGTGTATCTATGAAATAATATTTAAAGATTTGGAGTGGTAGAACATGGCTAAAGTTTGGGTAGATGCAGGAACGTTTTTAGAAAAAACTATTGATATAGAAGATATGTTTGAGCTTAATTTAAGAGCAATAAGAAAGAGAAATGAAAAAATAAAAAATGAAATTGAGAAAAAAATAAAAGATGAAGATTCAGAAATAAAAATTACAAATCGTGGTGGACCAGGAAAGTCTATAAAAGTTTTCAATATAAATACCGGAGAGGTCAAGATTCTTAAGAGTGCTAAAGAAGCAAGTAAATATATAAAAGTTAGTTGCAGTCATGCCAGCTATTTAGCTAGAGAAAATAAATCAACTGAGGATGGTTGGAAAGCAGAGTATATTCAAGAGGTGTCAGATGGTATTAGCAAATGTGGAACAAGTAATTAAGTTAGCTGAAAAGATATTAAATAAGAAAAAGTGTTCTGTTAATAAAGCTATTGATATAGCTATAAAAATATTAAGTAGGTATGAGTGTGAGGGGATGTTAGAAAAATGAATATATTAGCTATTACAATGCTTATAATAGGAAGTTTTATAGCTGGTAGAGTTTATGAGTATAGATTGAATCTAAAAGAGTTTGAAGATTATGATAATAAGAGAGGTATATGAAAATGACTAACTTTGAAAAAATTAAAAATATGAGTAAAAAAGAGCTTGCTGAATTTATAAATAAAAATGATAGTCCGTGTACTAGTTGCAATTATGAACAATTTGGACTTTGCAAAGGAATGTGTATTGAAGGACATGAAAAATGGCTTGAAAGTGAGATAACAGAGTAATGAAAATATCTAATTAAAACAGTTTAGAGAGTTACAAAATATCTTTTAGTATAAATTATTGTTGAAGTGTTTTGTAACTCTCAAAAATGAAATAAAGGAGTATTTAAAATGAAAAAATATAAAATTAAGTTTGAGGAAAAGGTGACTTTAGAACATGAAGTTATAGTTGAAATTCCAAACGAAATAAATATAAATGATATTTGTAACTTTATAGAGAATAAATGTCAAAGAGTATATGATATAGCAGATTATATAAGAGAATTTAATGGGAGACAAATAGATTTTACAGAAGATACTTGTGGAGAGACTGAAATGGTAGTTGAATCATTTAGAAAATGCAAGGAGTGATTTAGAAATGAATAGATTATTAAAGTATCCATGTATATATAAACATTTCAAAGGTGGATTTTATGCAGTTATGGGAGTTAGTAAAAGAGTTGGTGGAAATGAACTTGAAGAAATATTAAACGCAGCGGGTTTTGATGAAAGATATATAGGAGATTATAGATTCGTTTCTAGGAATACAGAAACAAATAATACTGTAGTCATATATAAAGACAATAAAGGGAATTTCTATCATCATGGAAGTGATGATAATAGTACAGAATTGGTAATATATAAAACCTTATATGATGCTACTGGAGTTTATTCAAGATCTATAGAAATGTTTTTATCTAAAGTTGATAAAAAGAAATATCCTAATACCTCACAAGAATATAGATTCGAGGAATTTAAGTAGGTGCTCATATGACTAATAAAGAAATGTGCAAGTTAAATAATCTTGATGAAAGAGAAGTTTATAAGAGTTTTGGGAAAGAGATTTGTGCTAGTTGCATAAATGATAAAAGAGATTGTGAGAGTAAAGATTGTGATATAGCATTTAAAAATTGGTTGGAGGATATTTACTATGTATAGTACTTATAAAGTAAAATTAAAGACTAAAAAAACATTAGAACAATTAAGAAAGCAAGGAGATATAAATTTTGGGAGTTCAGAAGAAGGATTAAAAAGAGCATTAAAATATAATAATTTAATTGATGGTTTAGAAGTAACTGTAATTAAGTTTAAAGATGTATATTGTTTAGCTAACTGTGATGAAAAAGACGTAGAAAAAATAAGAGATGCATATTATCTTTTAGAGCAAGATAAATATTTTGGATGTTATATAAATGAATATGAACGATTTAAAAAAGACTGGGAAAATGGTAGTTGTGATGGGGAAGCTAGTATGGTATTTTCAGATGATGAAATTGAGATAATTGAGGAATTAAGAAGTAAATAGAATAAAATAGTCAAGGTAAGTTTGTGAATGAAACTAAAAGTCTATAAACTTACTTTGACTTATAAAAGGGAGTTTTTAAAAAATAGGAGGTAATAAAATGAATAAATGTGAAGATTGCAAATATAGAGCTTATGAGGAAGATGGAGAAGTTTATTTTTACTCAGATGGAAGTTATGAAGGAGGTATATGTAGAGAAGAGTATTGTAGCAGAGGATATGAAAAAAAGTTTGAAAATAATGGAGAAAACTGTAAAAGTTTTAAAAAATTGTAGGACCATAAAAAATAAAATAGAGTCATTGGTATTGCTATATTTTATTAAAAAATATAAAAAAGTTTTTGAGAAAATTAACTTTTAAAAGGAGCGAGATTATGATTACTACTCAAATGTATAAGATAAATAATGAGATATATCTAAATAATATATGTTTGGAAGAAAATAAGGAAATTACCATATGGGTAGAAAAGAATAACACACATGAACTTATATGGTTAAAAATAGCGAATGTAAATGGCAAGTTAGCTGTATTTGTACAAGATATTGAAAATGCTGCAATAAAAGAATGGCAAGGTCGTATAGCATACGAACGAGTGATATCGCAAATAGAAGATGAACAAGTTGAAAAAGGGGAAATAGACTAAAACTTTTAAAGGGCGTGAGCTTATGATACATGAATTAAAAATATTACCTCAATATTTTAAAGAAGTTGTAAATGGGAACAAAAATTTTGAAGTTAGGAAGAATGATAGAGGTTTTAAAAAAGGCGACTTGTTGGTGTTGCAGGAATTTGATGGAGAAAAATACACAGGTCTTGAGATACGCAAAGAAATTACTTATTTACTTGATAATAGCAATTATCTGCAAGATGGGTATGTTGTTTTAGGAATAAAATAAATGTTTTGTGACTAGGAAGTGAGTTTATGAAACGAAGAAGATGCAGTTGGTGTGGCAAATTATTTTATCTTAAGGAAAAATCTAAGGATGTTTATTGTTGTAAGGAATGTAGGAAGAAGGCTAATAAGAAAAATAAATAGTGGAGGTATTAATATGCAAAAAGATGTTTGGTTATATAGCTGGGATGATGAGTGCTTTGGAAGTGATGAATACGAAAGTAAAGAGGAAGCTATTCAAGGAGCTAAGGAAGAACTTAGAAGGTTTGGGGAGGTCAGTCGATTGGTTTACGTTGGGCAAAAAGAAGAAGTTAATATACCTAATCTAAATGTAGAGGATGCTTTAGAACATGTTCAAGATAGAATTGACAATGAATTTATGGGGTATGGAGAAGATTGGTTTGAAAAAATACGTGTTGAAGATATATTAATACTAGAGAATAGAATAAGCAAAGTATTTAAAAAATGGATAGATGAATTTGGATATAAACCATATTGGTTTGTTGTTAGAGATACGGAAGAAATAGAACTAAATGAGGTAGCAAATGAAAGTTAATTTTGTAATAGATGGAGAGCCAGTTGGCAAAGAAAGACCTAGAATGAACTCTATAACTAAAAGGACCTATACACCTAATAAAACTAGAGATTATGAGGAGTTAATAAAATGGCTGTATCAATCTAAAGTGAAGTATCGTTTTACTGGTTATATAAAAATGACTTTAAGATGTTATTACTCTATAGCTAAAAGTAACAGTAAAAAAGTTAAGGAGCAAAAAAGAAATAATGTGTTAAGACCTAGTAAGAAACCCGATATTGATAATGTAGTCAAGGTTATAGCTGATTCACTCAATGAGATAGCTTATAAAGATGATACACAGATTGTTGAGGTTGTAGCTAGTAAATACTATAGTGATAAGCCAAGGGTTGAGGTTATATTAGAAGATATTATTTAAGGAGGACTATAAATATGAATGAGATTATGACAAATGAAAATTTAAGAGTTGTAGCAGATGATTTAGTTACAGTTTATGAAACTGATACAGGAGAGAAAATAGTTTTTGCAAGAGAACTACATAATAACTTAGAAGTTAAGAGACAGTTTATAGACTGGATTGAAGATAGAATTAAACAATATGGATTTAAGGAAAATGAGGATTATTCAGTTTTTCACAAAAATATGAAAAACTCAACTGGTGGGAGACCTTCAAAAGAATATGTATTGAAGCTTGATGTAGCAAAAGAGCTTGCTATGGTACAAAACAATAATAAAGGAAGAGAAATAAGAAGATATTTTATAAGATTAGAAAAGTTACTAAATAGAACCTTATCAAATTCACAGCTTAGTCAAATTAATACTATTGTGAATGGATCATTACTTAAGATGGAAGTTAAACATAATATCCAAATAGAGCAACTTAAAAAAGAGTGTTCAGAATATTATAGACCAACCTCTAAAACTAAATATGATATATCTTCTTATATAAAAGAAAGACTAGGTATATCAAAAGTTAATGAAGAATTTGAATTAGTTAAGAAAAGAACTCTATTGGCATTAGGTGCTGACAAACGGGAGGATATCCCGAAAGATGTATTACTTAATTCATTAAACTTAATAGATGAATCAATCAGAATTATAAAATCTGAGAGAAAAACAAATCAAATTAGTTTCTTTGAAAAAGATAATTTCTGTTAATAAAAAGAAAAAAGGAGTGCTTTCACACTCCACTTGTCAAAAATATAAAACTTTTATATACAAATATTATTATAACATAAAAACATAAAAAATTGATGGGAGTGTGGAAGTATGAATAAAAAGACACTATTTCAAGAGGTTGAAGGTAGATTATATAACTATAAAAAACTAGAAAGTCAAATAAGAATAAAAGATATATATATTAAAAAATTAGAAAATGAATTTTGTGGATGTAAGGCTCAAAGTTATGAAGAAAAAACAGGACCTACTTATAATATAAGTTCAAGTGTTGAAAATGAAGTTATTAAAAGAGAAGAAGATTTAAATAGATTGAAAGAAGATAAGAAAACATTAGAGATTGAAAAAGAAACTATAGAATGTGCATTAACAAGTCTAAATAGCTTTGAAACAGAGTTCTTCAATGAAATGTATATGAACAATGAGAAAATCAACATGGATTATATGTCTAATGCTATGCACATAGATAGAAGTCACTGTTTTAGGATTAGAAAAAGGATAGTTTGTAAAATTATGGATATGTTATATCCAAAAATAAAAGAGTTTGAATTACCCATTTTTTCATGGAAAGCTTAAAAATGAGACTATTTTGAGACTTTTTGGAGACTATCGTGAGACTTTTTGTTGGCAAAAACATGAGATAATAATATCGTGGAAATAAAGATTTCCCTCTCAAAACTTAATAATTGCTAGGTTAGTTTAAAGGGCTAATCTAGCAATATGAACAGACTAGGCAGGGCGTGAGGACGCTGTTAGTTCAATTCTAACTATGTTCAAAATCTATTGATACACTATATGTAGCAGTTGAATTAAGACTAAAATCTCATACAATTTTATCTTAATTCAGAGTCTAAAAACCGAGTGGGGCTTGGTAACCTCACTCACCATGCAAGGACTGGTGTTTAGTCTAAGTTCGATTCTTAGAACTTGCTCCCTTAATAATATGTATCCCCATTAAAAAGGCTTAGATTAATTTCTAGGTCTTTTTTTATACAAAAATTTAATAAGTTTTAGATATCAGTAACTCTGATAACAGAAAATAAGGGTGTTCAAGTTGAGCACCCTTTATTAATAACTAATTTAGGAGGTAGTAGTATGTTGAAAATTTTACAAGATAAAAATGTAAAAGTAATGTGGTCCAAAAATGGAGAAGAAGTTTGGTTTAATGCAAATGACGTAGGAGAGGAACTAGGCATAGTAAATATTCGTGATACATTAAGAAATATAGATAGAGAATATAAAAAGAAATTTAATGAGTCTACTGTCGGAGATTCCTACACTAGAAACTTTAAAGATAAATTACCTAACTTCGGTACTACTTTTGTTACAGAAGAAGCTGTGTACAATATGTCATTTAGAAGTAATAAACCAGAAGCAAAGTTATTTACAAAATGGGTTACACAAACACTTAAACAAATTAGAATACATGGTTACTACATTGCTACAGAAAAAGACCAAGAATGGTTGGATATAAGAACAGAAGGTAAAAAAGTAAGAAAAGATTTTACAGATGAAATACAAGAATTTGTTTATTATGCAATTAGTCAAGGAAGTAATAAACCTCAGATGTATTATAAACATTTTACCGAACTTGTAAGAAAAAAATTAGGTATACCAAAAGGTGTGAAAAGGGATGAGTTAAATCAAAGTGAACTGTTTGATATACAAGCACTTGAAAGAATTATATCTATGAAATTACCTAAGTTAATAGATAAAGATATGAATTATAAAGAAGTATATAAAAAGATTAAAGAATTAATAGAAATGATTTAAATGACTGTCTTGATGGAAAGTTTTTTATACAATAAATTAAAAGGAGAATAAAAATATGGAGATTAAAAATAGTTTATGCACACAAAATTATACTAAGCTTTATTGCGAGGATAAAGAAGAATGGAAGTATAATGCACCATGTTGCTTTATATTAGGAAGGGCAGAATGTGAGGATGATTGTATAGAACCAATTCAATATCTTAGTTTTCAAGAAGGACCTATAAAAGAGCAGGGAGTTAATGGAATAAATAATGAAGATGTAATATTAGCAGTTATAACAAGATTAGAAGCATTCCAAGACAGCCCATATGCTTGTAGAGAAAATGAGAAGGCTATAGAGAAGTTAGAAGAATGCTTGATGTGGCTTAGAAAAAGAACTCTAGATAGACAAATGAGAAGTGTTGAAGGAACTAGTGGTATTTAAAATAGGAGGTCTTAAATTAGAAGATATAAATTTCTAGGTCTTTTTTTTATTTTCAAAACAAACAAAAACGAGGTGGTGATGTGGCAAAATATGAATACTGGATAACAAAAGAAGGACTAATTAAGATTGAAGGATGGGCAAGAGATGGGCTTACAGATGAACAGATAGCACTCAATATTGGAATAAATGTTAAGACACTATATGACTGGAAAAAGAAGTATAGTAATATTTGTAATGCCTTAAAAAAGGGAAAAGAAGTAATTGACAGGCAGGTTGAAAATGCTTTACTAAAAAGAGCATTAGGTTATGAATATGATGAGATAACATATGAAGAAGGGCAAGAAACTAAAAGAGTAACTAAACAAGTAGTACCAGATACTACAGCACAGATATTCTGGTTGAAAAATAGAAAACCAGCTGAATGGAGGGATAAACAAATAGTAGAATCAACTAATGAAATTACAATAAATAATCCGTTTAAAGAACTATCTACAGAAGAATTAAAAAGGTTGGCAAAATTAGATGACGATGGATAAAAAGTTAATACAGTTAGAAGCGAAGAAAGAACTTGCAAGACGTGAGTTCTTTTATTTTTGCAATTTATTAGCTCCAAACTTTTATAAAGAAGATAGAAAGTATTTAGTTGAAACTTGTAATAAGCTTCAAGACTTCTACTATTCAGATGATGAAGTTTTAATTATAAATATGCCGCCTAGACATGGGAAAAGTAGAAGTGCAAGTTTATTTGTAGAATGGATTTTAGGTAAAAATAAAAATGAAAAAATAATGACTGGTAGTTATAATGAGACTCTTTCAACTATGTTTTCAAAGAATGTTAGAAATGCTATTCAAGAAGAAAAAGCCGATATAGACGCTATTATCTATAGCGATATATTTCCTAACACAAAAATCAAACATGGTGATGGAGCTATGAATTTATGGTCATTGGAAGGTGGTTATAATAATTATTTAGCAACATCTCCAAGTGGCACAGCAACAGGATTTGGATGTTCTTTGATGATTGTAGATGACTTAATTAAAAATGCAGAGGAAGCTTATAATGAGAATGTTCTTGAAAAACATTGGGATTGGTTTACTAATACTATGTTATCAAGACTTGAAGAAGGCGGGAAAATAATAATTATAATGACTAGATGGTCTAGTAAGGACTTAGCTGGTAGAGCATTAGAACATTACAAAGAAGAAGGTAAGAAAGTAAGACATATTAATATGAAAGCACTACAGGATGGTAACATGCTTTGTGAAGAAGTATTATCTCTAAATAGTTATAAATCTAAAGTGAGAGCTATGGGCGAGGATATTGCGAGTGCTAACTATCAGCAAGAACCTATCGACCTTAAAGGATGTTTATACACTAAGTTTAAGACATATGAGAAGCTTCCTGCTGATGATGAAGGTAATCTACTATTTACATCTATTAAAGCTTATGTAGACACAGCAGATTCGGGAGCAGACTATTTATGTTCTATAGTTTATGGAGTATACAACAAAGAAGCTTATATATTAGATGTTTTATACACTAAAGAAAGTATGGAAATAACAGAGTATAAAACAGCTAAGATGTTCTATGATAATGAAGTTAACAAAGCTGACATAGAAAGCAATAGTGGTGGTAGAGCTTTTGCAAGAAATGTACAAAGAATATTGAAAGAAAAGTTTAAAAGTAATAAAACTATTATTAAATGGTTTCATCAGTCGAAAAATAAAAATGCTAGGATATTATCCAACAGCTCATGGGTAATGGAACATATATATTTTCCAATTAATTGGCGAGATAAGTGGCAAGAGTTTTATAAGGCTATGGTGAGTTATCAAAGAGAAGGCAAGAACAAACATGATGATGCACCAGACGCTTTGACAGGGGTTGCAGAAAAGGCACTGAAAGGTCAAGGATTATCAGTATTCAAGTAATATAGGTGGTGGTGATGTGGAGTTAGAAAAAATAAGAGCAATAATAAGTGCTGATATAGCTAGAAGGCAAGAGATATTACAGGCTAAATCATATTATTATAATGAAAATGATATATTGAAAAAGGGTGTAGTTGTACAAAACAGAGATGAGAATCCTCTTAGGAACGCTGACAATAGAATCAGTCACAACTTTCATGAAATACTCATAGATGAGAAAGCTTCTTATATGTTCACCTATCCAGTTCTTTTTGACATTGACAATGACAAAGAATTGAATGAGAAGGTAACAGATGTTTTAGGGAATGAGTTTACTAGAAAAGCTAAGAATTTAGCAATAGAAGCATCAAATTGTGGTACTGCATGGCTTCATTATTGGATAGATGAAGAATATAGCAGGGAACAGGTAATCAGCCAAAAATTTAAATATGGTGTAGTTAATACAGAAGAAATCATACCAATTTATAAAAATGGGATTGAAAGAGAGCTAGAAGCTGTAATAAGATATTATATTCAGCTAGAGGATGTAAAAGGTCAAATACAAAAGCAGGCGTATACTTATGTTGAATTTTGGACAGATAAAATATTAGATAAATATAAATTTTTTGGAGTAACATGTTGTGGTTCTCAAATAGAGCATATAACAGTACAACATAGATTTAATTCAGTTCCTTTTATTGAATTTGCTAACAACATAAAAAAACAAAGTGACTTATCAAAATATAAATCAGTGTTGGATTTATACGATAAGATAATGAGTGGGTTTGCAAATGATTTAGAGGATATACAGCAAATAATATACATCTTAGAAAATTATGGTGGAGAGGATACAGCACAATTTTTAAATGAATTGAAGAGATATAAAGCAATAAAAACTGAAACAGACAGCGAAGGCGATAGTGGTGGTCTTAAAACTATGCAAATAGAGATACCTGTTGAAGCTCGAAAGGTGATATTAGAGATACTTAAAAAACAAATATATGAAAGTGGTCAAGGGTTACAACAGGATACTGAATCGTTTGGTAATGCAAGTGGTGTAGCACTTAAATTCTTTTATAGAAAGCTAGAATTAAAGTCTGGACTTCTTGAAACCGAGTTTAGAACCTCTTTTGATAAGCTAATAAAAGCTATACTATATTTTTTAGGAGTTACAGACTATAAAAAGATACAACAGACTTATACAAGAAATATGATGTCTAATGACTTAGAGGATGCAGATATAGCAACAAAAAGCATTGGAATAATACCAACTAAAATTATTTTAAGACATCACCCTTGGGTCGACGACCCCGAAGAAGCTGAGAGACTTTATTTAGAAGAAAAGAAAATACAAGCTTCAAAAATATCTGATGATTATAATAACTTTACTGAATAGAGGTGAAGTTATTTGAATAATAATATTGGATACTGGAAAGAAAGAGAAAAGCAAAGATTAAATGCAAGATTGAAAGAAGAAGAAGAGGTATTAAAGGAACTAGATAAACAATATAAAATTGCAATGAAAAATATAGAGAAAGAAATTGCTAATTTATTTTATAAATATGCTGAACAGAATAAATTAACATATGCAGAAACACAAAAATATTTAACTAATAATGAATTTAACACATGGCGCATGGACATCAAACAATATATTAAATTAATAGAACAAACAAGTGATGAAAGATTACTATTAGAACTTAATACATTAGCTATGAAAAGCAGAATAAACAGGTTAGAAGAACTATTCTACCAAATATCTAAAGAAATAAATAATACATTCGACATTCAAAACAACAGAGTAGAAAAGCTATTAGAGGAATCTCTAAAGGATAGTTATTACAAAAGTATATATGAAACTCAAAAGTCTGTAGGTGTTGGAGTTAGTTTTAGTAAACTTGATAAAGCAACTATAAAAGAAGTTATAAGTTATCCATGGTCAGGGAAAAATTTTTCTCAAAGGATATGGAAAAACAGAGATTTATTAAGTGAAGTTATCAAGGAAGAAATTACTCAAATGGTTATAAGAGGAGAAAGTTTAAAAAAGATTGCTAATAGAGTATCGGAAAAAATGGATTCTAGTTATGAAAATGCAATAAGATTAGTACAAACGGAACATTCTCATTTTATGTCAGAAGCTGATAAAAAAGCATATGAAAGTCAAGGAGTAGATAAATATCAATTCTTAGCTACATTACAGGATAATACTTGTGAAAGATGTAGAAATGTAGATATGAAAGTATTTTTAGTTAAAGACGCTATAGAAACAAAAAATTATCCTCCAATGCATCCACGTTGCAGGTGTACGACTATACCATATTTCCCACATGAAGAAGGAGGAATAAGAACAGCACGACTGCCAGGAGGTAAAACATATGAAGTTTCAGCAAACTTGACTTATAATGAATGGTACAAGGAACATGTAATAAAAAATATAGAAGTTGTATAAGGAGCACTTGTTAAGTTTAAATAGTAAGTGCTTTTATTGTGTAAAAATTTAAAGGAGGATAAACAATATGGCTAAGTTTAAAAAGAAATCAGAGGAAGTAGAAGCCTTCAAATGGATATTAGGAAGTCCTAATACTCCTAAATGGTTTTATCAAGCTTTTGAGAAGGGAACTATATGGCTTGATGAATCTTTAAACTCTATGAATCGTAAAGGTGAAGTAAAGAAAACTATCTGTATAAAATATAAAAGTGGAGTTATTAGGGCAACTAATGGAGATTGGATTATAAAAGATAGTGAAGGTAAAATTTATTCTTGTGCATGTGGGGAATTTGAAAAGCATTATGAGGATTTAGATGATGAAAAAACAAAGTTTTCTGATGAAGAATTAGAATATTTAAGAAGAATACCATTAAAGGACTCAAAATTTACATTTGAACTTATAGGAATTAAGGAGGATGAATAATGACTAAATTTAAAAAGAAACCAGTCGAAGTGGAAGCTTTCAGATTAGGCTATGATATAGAACCAGAATGGTTTATTGGAAATAGTAGAGTTTGTAATTTTATGGAAGAAAAATGTATTAATGGACATGTAAGTTGTGACTTAGAAACATTAGAAGGTACTATGAGAGCTAATAAAGGTGATTACATTATACAAGGTGTAAAAGGAGAAATATATCCATGTAAAGCAGATATATTTGAAATGACATATCAAAAAGTAGAATATAGAGGAAAAAATAAATTATCAACAGAGATGACTTTAGATTCAACAAACTTTCAAGAAAATATTAAAAATGCCACAAAGGAATTAGAGTTTTTTATAGAAACTTTAGAAAAAGCAGATGATAAAATTGATAAACTAGCAGAAAAAATGAATAAATGTGATTGTAAAGTTGATATAGATAAGATTGTAAAACAGTTAGTGGAATACCTAAGAGAAGATATTGAATAAGTTTTGAGGGATGGAAATATGTTTAAAAAGAAATATATTAAAAAGCCAAGCAAAATAAGTGTTAGAAATATTATAGCATTTATTATTACAGTTATTGGTATAGCTTTAGGTGTTTTTATAGGTATCAACATAATTATGACTCATGTTTTAGGTATAGCTAATATGATAGATAATAGTACTTTTACATGTGTTAGATTAGTTTATGGCTTAGTAGGAGTTATAAGTGGGTACTTGATAGGAAAAGCAATATACCTTATAGCTTCGCTAATAAGCCATATTATTTATGAATAATTTGTTCAAAGATTTTTTATTTTGTAAGAAATGAAAGGAGGGTTGTATTATTGAAAGAGTATGTAATTTGGTTTAAGAGTGGAAATTGTGTATCTGGAATAACAAACGAAGATGTTACTGATAAGTTAATGAAAGATTTTATGGAAGCTGACTCAGATTGTAGGTATTTGAAAGGATATTTAGATGAAGATGGAACAACAATAATAGATTTATCACAAATAGAAGCTATATCAATAAATAATTGTAGTGAGAATAATAATATTGGTTTTAGTAAGTCTTAGATAAGGCTTTTTTATTTTGCTCTTTTTAAAAAGTTGTAGAGCATAAAGAACAAAGTAACTCTCGCAGTTGGAGGGCAACTATAAAAATCTATAGAGAAAATAAGAAGGGATGATGTAAATGGAATGGTTAAGAAAAATATTAGAAGGTGTTAAAATCGAAGAAAATAAGCTTGATGTTGAGGAAATATTAAAAAGTGTTAATACTGAATTTCCCAAACATGCGGTACCTAAAGAAACTTTTAATAAAGTGAATGAGCAATTAAAAGAAGCAGATAAGACTATAAAAAGCTTTAATAGTAAAATGACTCAAGAAGATGTAGAAAAGCTTAAAACAGAGCATCAGGCAGAAATTAAAAAGATAGAAGAAAATCATAAGTTAGAAGTTGAGAAAATACAAAACGAAAGTTTAAAAACAAGGAAATTAAGTGCTGTTGAGAAAGCTTTATTAACCAACAAAGCTAAGCATACTGATTTATTAACAAATAAGTTTGACTTAGAAAAAATAAGTGTAGATGAGGATGGCAAAATAACAGGCATAGAGGAACAATTAAAAGAGTTGCAAGAAAGCTACAAAGATTTGTTTGAAACTAGTACAACTGAAACTACTACCCAAACAAATGCACAGTCTTTTTATAAATATGTACCAGGTGGTACTAGTAATACCTCACAAGAGATTACAACAGAACAAATAAAAGCAGCAATAAATGGACAAATATAATTAAAATAAAGGAGAGGTTAAAATGGCAAATGTAATAGAATATGCACCAATTATACAACAAACACTTGATGAAGCGGCAATACAAACACTTCTAACAGGGTGGATGGATGCTAATGCAGGAAAAGCAATATATAACGGAGGGAAAGAAATAAAAATACCTTCCCTAGAGGTAGATGGATTAGGAGATTATAACAGAGGTTCATCAGATGGATATGCAAATGGAGATATAAAGTTTGGTTATGAAACAAAAACAATGACACAGGATAGGGGAAGAAAGTTTACAATAGACCCAAATGACGTTGATGAAACTAATTTCGCGTTAACTGCAAGTGAAATTATGGGAAAATTCCAAAGGACAAAAGTAATTCCAGAAGTTGATTCCTATCGATTAAGTAAACTAGCTACTGTAGCTATGAATGTAGAAAATGATACTAATGTAGAATATGGATATACACCACATAAAGATACTGTTATAAGTAAAATAAAAAAAGGAATAACAACAATAAGGGAAACGGGATATACTGGTGAACTTGTAATTCATTTAACTTATGATACATTAACAGCAGTTGAAGAAAAAACATTAGAAAAATTAATGGCTATTGATTTTAGCAAAGGTGGAATAACTACAAAAGTACCAACGATAGATTTTTGTCCACTTATAGCGACTCCTCAGAATAGAATGTACTCATCAATAACATTATATGATGGAAAATCAGAAGGTCAAAAGCAAGGTGGATATGTAAAAGGTAGCAAAGCACTAGATTGTAATTTTATAATAGCAGGAAGAGATGTACCTATCGCTGTTACAAAGCAAGACCAAATGAGAATATTTGACCCTTTAACTTATCAAGGTGGTAATTCTTGGGCTATGGATTATAGAAGATATCACGAGTTATGGGTTACTAATCTAAATTCTAATTTAGTATATGCTAACTTTAAGGATGCTAAACCAACAGCCTAAAAGGAGATAAATTATGTATAGATTAATAAGAGATAACATAGAAAGAATAGTTAATGATACATCTGAAAAAGAAAAGTTAATGTATAATGGATTTAAGTTATTAGAAGATAAGAAAAATGTTAATGTAGAAAATTTAGGCATTGAAGAACTGAAAAACTTAGCAAAAGAAAATGGTATAGAAGGTTATTCAAAACTGAAAAAAGATGAATTAATAGAGAAATTAAATAATATTTAGTTTCTCTATTTTTATTTGAGGTGATTAAATGCTAGATAATATAAAATTAATTTTAAATCTAAAAGATGATACTTATGATAGTTTAATAGAGTTGTATATTAAAAAATACACTACTTTAGTTCTTGCATACTGCAATATAGAAACACTTAATTCTACTCTTGAAAGTATTGTAGAGGATAAAGTTATTGTTAAGTTAAAAGAGACTGTATTAGTTAGTAGTGCTGATAATAGTAAAATTAGCTCAATTTCTCGTGGTGGTTATTCTGTAAATTATAATGTTGCAACAGCTAAAACAACAGACGAGTTGATGGAAATAAAACTATCTCAAAAGGATAAGAATATTTTAAATAATTTTAGAAAAGTTAGGTGGTAACATGACAGAAGCAGATATATTAGCATTGACTTACTTTTGCAAAATGACAATAAAAAGGAGTATAAGTATTAAAAACGAGGAGACAGGAGTTACGGATTTTAACGAGAGTCTTGTAATTGCAGAAGATGTGCCTTGTGGTTTGAATGGGAATATACCTAATGTCATAGATACAGATATAACAAGTTCTATTTCAGCGTTTGAATTATATTGCAGACCCGAAGTAGATTTGATAGTTGGAGATATACTAGATATAACTTTAGAAAATGGGAATGTAGAAACTTTTATTGCATCTAAACCATTTCCTTATTCAAGCCACTTACAAGTCAATTTGACCCTAAAGGAAAGATATTAAATGATAGAATTTAACAGTCTAGACACATTAATAAGAGATTTAGAAAGAGAAGGAAGGGAAATGCCAAAGAACTTAAGAAGGGCTAAGAATAATATAGGTAATAAACTGCTTAGAAAAGTAAAACCTAAAACACCAGTTGCCAAAATAAATGGAGGAACAGCTAGAAAGAGTTGGAAATATAAAGAGCTTAATCTATTTGATGGCGTAGTATCAAACAATGTCGAGTATATTCATCATCTAGAATATGGTCATAGAACTAGGCAAGGAACAGGAACTAGCGAAAACTATAGACCTAAGCCTAACGGAATTAGTTTTGTACCAGGTGTATTTATGTTGGCAAGAAGCGTTGATGAAATGAGCAGTATAATTGATGATGAATTAAATCAGATAATAATAGAATTTTGGAACTAGAGGTGGTGTGTTGCTAAGTTATAATGAAATACTAGATTCATTTACTAAAACTATAGATAATAATTTTGAAGAAACTATAGTTGCAGGAGAATATAACATAAAAGACAATAAAGAGTCTTATTTTTTTGTGCAGATAATACCTGAAGAAACACAAATAGCGACTAAAAGAACTGATATAAAAAGCTTTTTAGTTGATATAAAATATTTACCTAGTTGGAAAAAGAAAAAAACACATTTATTTGATATTTTAAATAAATTAGAGAACATATTCACTAGAAATATAAAAGTAAAAGATAGATATTTAACTTTCAGTAAGAAAAATGGAAGTATAGAAAAAGATGAAATAGGAAATTATGTTCAGTTTCTTATCTCTATAAATTATCATGAACAAATTTATTTTGAAGAAGAAAAACACGAATTAATGGAAGAATTAAATATGAGATTTGAAGGAAGGGGTGATTAAATGGCTGGATTAGTTAATATAAATATAGAATTTAAAGAACTAGCTACAAGCTTTATACAACGTTCCCGAACTGGAATAGTGGCAATTATATTAAAAGATACAACGAAGATGTATAAAGAGCTTACAAGCGAAGATGATATACCAACTTCATTAAGTGATGATAATAAAAAATATGTTAAATACGCTTTTATAGGGTCTACTGATAATGAGAAGGTATTAAAACCAAGTAAAGTAATTATAACAATTATGCCTGTAGATGGAAAATTAGAAGATATATTAAGTGAGCTAGAATCTGTAGAGTTTAATTATTTATGTATGCCCGAGTCAGAAGAAGCAGAAAAAACAAAAATTGTAACTTGGATTAAAAAGATAAGAGAAGAAGAAAGTACAGAAGCTAAAGCAGTACTAGCAAACATCAAAGCTGATAATGAAGCAGTTATAAATTTTACTGAAAATGTAACGATTAATGGGGAGGAAATAACAGCAGAAAAATATACAACACGTATTGCTTCTCTTATAGCTTCTACTCCAAATGCACAGTCTATTACTTATGCACCTTTGGATGAAGTTGAGTCTATTGTAAAAATAGATAAAGCTAGTGCAGATGCTAAAGTTAAAGCAGGAGAATTAATTTTAAGAAGATTATCAGGCAAGATTAGAATTGCTAGAGGTGTAAATTCTCTTACAACTTTAACAGCAGAAAAAGGAGAAATGTTTCAAAAAATCAAGCTTGTTGATACAAAAGATTTAATAAGTAAAGATATAAAGAATATTTATGTAGAAAAGTATTTACGACAATGTCCAAACACTTATGACAACAAATGTTTATTTATAGTTGCTGTACAATCTTATTTAACCGAATTGGCAAAACAAGAGTTAATTGACTCTAATTTTACAATCGAAATTGATATAGAAAAGCAAAAAGAATATTTAGAAAGTAAAAAAGTGGATACAAGCAAAATGAATGACAATGAAATAAAAAATTATAGTACTGGCTCAAATGGATTTTATTTAATAAATTTAAAATTAGTGGATGCTATGGAAGATATAAACATAAGAGTTCAGATTTAGAAAGCAGGTGAAAAAATGGCTACAAGTTATGAATCAAATCAGGTAATGAATGGAACTTATGGAGAATGTTGGCTAGATGGTGTGCAAGTATCTGAATGTAAGGCTATGAAAGCTGAAATAAAATTAGATAAAGCTGAAATAGTAAAACCTCGCAAAATGATTAAAGGTCAAAAAATTATAGGTGCTAGTGCAGAAGGGTCTTTAACTTTATATAAAGTAGATTCAAGGATGTTGAGATATATAACTCAAATTATAAAAGAAGGCAGAGAACCTAAGTTTACTATTGTTAGTAAATTAGATGACCCTGACGCATTAGGAGCAGAAAGAATTTGTCTAACTGGTGTAAGTTTCGATGGGCTTTCAATTATTGATTGGGAAAATGGAAAAGAAGGAGAGCAAGAAGCGTCATTTACATTCGAAGATTTTGAGTTGCTTGATGCAGTATAAAAATAATTAAGGATAAAAGGAGAATTAATATGAGTGAAAATAAATTAGAAAAAGAAATGATAGATAAAAAAGAAGTGACAGAGGTAAAAAATGTTGTAGATTTGTTGTTAAGTTTAGATGCTGATAAGGTAAAAATGCCTTCCATAACACATACAATGTTTTGCAAGAAATTAGGAATAGATGTAAGTTTTGAATGTAAAGCAGTAGAGCCAGAATTTTTTGACGAGCTTCAAACTAGTGGTTTAAAAATAGAAAAAGGTTCTTTAAAGGATTTAGACAATTTTAAAATGAAATCTAATGTAATACTAGCATCATGTAATCTATTTAAAGATGATAAATTATTAAAACATTTCCAATCTCCAACACCAAAAGAACTTTTAAGAAGAATGTTACTTGCAGGGGAAATAAATGAATTATATGATAAAATTTGTGAATTGAATGGGTATAGAGATGATAATAAAAAAGATAAGGAAATAGAAGAAAAAATAAAAAACTAATCAAATCGGATGGAGAAATCAATTTAATGTATCTAATGTTTAGATACCATAACATGTTGCCATCCGATTTTTTTAAGCTTAAATATGGTCAAAAGCATGTAATTAGAGCTTTTATGTATCAAGAAATAGATGAAAGAATAGAAGAAATAAAGAGTTTTGGAAAGGGGCTGTAGAGTATGTCAGCAGGTAGTAGAGCTTTAGAAGCTGTTATAAGAATGCGAGATGAAGCTAGTAGAACTCTAAGACAAGTTAGAGATGCTACTAGAGCCCTTCAAAACCAAACTAATACAACATCACAAGCACAAGAAAGATTACAAGAACAGTTAAAAAAAGTTGGAGAGGTAGCATCAAAAGCATGTGCAGGACTAGGTGCAGGAGTGTTAAGTATTGGTGGAATGGCAATTAAAGCTAATGAAGATTATCAAAAAGCTTTAAATCAAATACAAGCAAGCACAGGAAATACAGTACAAGGCATGGAACATTTAAAAGATGCTATGCTTGGAGTATATAAAAATAATTTTGGAGAAGATTTTGCAGATATAGCAAATGCTATGTCTATAGTAGATAAAAGTTTAGTAGGAACAACAGGAAATATACAAAGTTTAACTGAAAAAGCGATAGGATTTAGAGATGTATTTGGATATGAAGTGTCAGAGAGTATTAGGTCAGCAGATGCTCTCATGCGAAATTTTGGTATAAGTGGTGATGAAGCATTTAACCTTATGGCACAAGGTCAACAGAGAGGATTAGATTATTCGGGTGAGCTACTCGATAATATTAATGAATATTCGGTTCAATTTAAAAAATTAGGTCTAAGTGCTACTGATATGTTTAATTTGTTTGAAAGTGGTATGAATGCAGGTGCTTTTAACTTAGATAAGATTGGTGATGCAGTAAAGGAATTTAGTGTAAGAGCTATTGATGGTTCAAACGCTACTGTGGATGGATTTAATAAATTAGGTATGAATGCAGAGAAAATGGGAGCAAAATTTGCTAAAGGTGGTGTTGATGCCAAAAATGCTTTTTATCAAGTTATAGATGCTATAAAAAATGTAAATGACCCAGTCAAACAAAGTATAATTGGTGTTGACCTATTCGGTACAATGTGGGAAGATTTAGGACCACAGGTTGTAACTCAACTTGGTTCTATTAAAGATAAATTTGATGAAACTAAAAATACTATGAATGAAATAAATCAAATTAAATACGATTCATTCTCACAAGGATTGCAAGGCATTGGTAGAATTATAAATGCAGATGTATTGATACCACTTGGCCAACGTATGTTACCTGCTTTGAATGAGTTTGCAAATTGGTTGAAAAATGATGGAGTTACATCTATAAATAGTTTTGCTAAAGAAATTGAACAAACAATACCAAGGGCAATAGAAGTAGCAACAAAAGCTTTTCCTCCTATAGTTAAGGGTTTCAAGTGGATTTTAAAGAATGCTCCTTTGATAGCAGCAGCTTTTGTTAGTATTAAAGCTGCTTCACTCATGACAACTGTTGTTAAAAGTGTCCTAGCATTAAAAAGTGCTTGGAAGGTAGCAGAGCGTGCAGCATATGCTTATAGTGTATCATTAACCTTTAGTGCAAATGCAGGAAAAATTGCAGCTTTAAGTATGAAAACATTTCATATTGTAGTAGCTGTTTTAACCAAACAAATGAAAGTAGGAGCAGCAGTAACAGCACTTTTTGGAAAAGCCAGCTTATTATTAGGGGGCCCGATTGGAGTTGTAATAGTTGCAGTAACCGCTCTCGTAGCAGGTTTCTTAGTACTCTGGAATACAAACAAAGGATTTAGAGATTTTGTTATAAATGCTTGGAATAATATAAAAGAAACAGCAATAAAAGTTTGGGGAAGCATATGTAATTTCTTTACACAAACCATACCACAAGCTTGGGAAAGTCTATGCACCAGTTTTTCAAATGCAGGTCAAATATTTATGGAGATGTGGAATAATATAAAAGCTTGTTTTACAAATGGATGGAATGCTATTGTGGCTTTCTTTACTCAAACTATTCCAACATGGATAAATAATATTGGAGTATGGTTTGGACAATTACCTGCAAAAATTGGTTATGGATTAGGATTCGCATTAGGGAAAATAATATCTTGGGGTATTTCTGTTTGGACTTACCTAGTTACAAATGTTCCGATTTGGATAAACAATATAGGTACATTCTTCGCTCAATTACCTAATAAAATTTGGACTTGGTTGGTAAGCACAGTACAAAAAATAGGTCAATGGGGTATGGCTATGATAACCTATGCTCAAATTTACTCTAGAATGATTATTAATAACATAGTGGTATTTTTTCAAACTCTACCTAATCGCGTATGGACTTGGCTTACAAATACAATTCAAAAAGTTGCTACTTGGGGAAGTCAAATGGCAACTAAAGGTAAAGAAGGTGCTAAAAAATTAATTACTACAGTAGTGGACACATTGAAGTCTTTACCTAAAAAAGTGATGGATATAGGTAAAAATATTGTCAAAGGGCTTTGGGAAGGTATTACAGGAGCCGGAGATTGGCTAAAAGGTAAGATTGGAGATTTTGCAAATGGTGTAATAAGTGGATTTAAAGATGGTTTTGGAGTCCATTCGCCATCTTGGAAGTTACGAGATTTGGTAGGTAAATTCCTTCCTCCTGGTATTTGGAATGGAATAAAAATGACATTACCAAAATTGGAGACTAATATTACTGGTATGGTTGATAGCTTAGTTAAAAGAATGTATAATCCAAAAGAAGTCGAAGAAAGTAACTATACAAGTAAATATAAAGAAGCTATAACTCAAAGAACCGAACAAAATACTATTAATAGAACTGACAGTAAAACTACTAATAATAAAGAAAGTAATAATATCACTATAAATATAAATTTAGGCGGTGTTACAGTCAAAGAAGAAGCTGATATGACTAAATTAACTAAGATGTTAGTTAATGAAATAAAGTTAAATTTAGCAGGTGGTGTATAAAATCCTACGCTCCCAAAATATAATAGTATATGCTATAATTTTATTGTATATTGTTATATTTTAGGGGGAGTAATATGTGGGAGAAATTTAAAAATCTAAATATTTTTCTAAAAATTATATTAATTTTAGTTTTAATACCTATAACTATACTAGTTTTAGGTGCTTTTGTAGCTGGATGGCCAATATTTTTGGCATTGGGAATTGCTTTATTTTTATTAACAACAGGCTATAAAAAGAAAAAAAAGATAAGACTTGTCATAGGTGCTATTTTAGCTTGTTTTGTAGTATATATATTTGCTACAGCAGATTATAGCAAAGAAAACATAGCAAAAATAACAAATGAGACTAGATTAAAAGAAGAAGCAAAACAAAAAGAAAAAGATAAAAAAGAGCTAGAAAAAATCAAGCAAGAAGAAAAAGTTAAGGCAGAAGAACAGAAAAAACAAGAAGAAGCAAAGAAAAAAATAGAGGAACAGAAAAAGCAAGAAACAGATAAAAAAACGAAAGAAGAACAACAAAAGAAAAAAGATGAGGAAGCAAAAAAAACAGAAGAAGAAAAGCAGAAAAAAGATGAAGCAAGCAAAAAAGCTCAAGTAGAGAAAAAAAATGAACTTGTAAAAAAACTGGAAACATACGAAAAATTATATTTGATGATTCCTGCTAGCATAAAAGAGGTTTCAGAGACTAATAATAAAATTGAATTACAAAAAACCTTTGCCACAGGAAGAGATGTATCTTCTAGATGTGGTCAAGAATTGGGTGATTTAAAAGAAAAATATGATACTAAATCAAAAGAATATGAAGCAATACAAAATTTACAAATGGCTTTTTATGTAGTAAAAGATGCATGTAAAAATGGAATAAAGTATTTAGATAAAAATGAGTACAAATATTATGAGAAATATGAAAATAATTGTAGAGAAGCTGGGGATTGGTATAGCAATTTTGTAGCTTTTAAAGGAAAAATTAAATAAATATAAAAAGCACTTGGATATTATGTTATTTCAAGTGCTTTATTTGGTATAAGATAGTATAATGGAGATAAAGGATTATATTAACTAAGTGGAATTTAAATGTTTCAGCCGCATTTTTAAGAGGTTCTTTTAGTTTAATGATTTTATATTAACTATGTGGATTCAAAGCTAAATAGAAAAAAAGAAGCACTTACTTCTTAGTATAATCACTTTATAGTAGGTGCTTTTATTTTACTCAAATTATTCTATTATTATTTGAAAGAATCATTTTTGTGATATAATAAAAATATAGAAGTTTTGCAGTGAGCGATATTTGCGACAAAATATGACTTAACAGTTGAAGTGTAAGGCATTGAGAGTGTGTGATAAGTGTTATTATCTGCACTACTCATGATTCACTGCAAATTCAAGATAGTTGTATGTATGTAAGTATTAAAAATGCTAAGTTTATTTTGGGGTTTTATATTAACTAAGTGGTATGTAAAGACTTTTGATTCTAATGTATTAGACATTTTAGCATATGGTTTTATATTAACTAAGTGGTATGTAAAGTGTGCTGTCATGTTAGCAAGTGATGCTCCTACCTGTATTTTATATTAACTATGTGGTATGTAAAGATTCCAGTTGCAATTCCCACTCCTGCTATTTTAGCTGATTTTATATTAACTATGTGGATTCAAAACTAAATAAACAAAGAAAGCACTTACTTTTTGGTAGGTGCTTTTGTTTTGCTCAAATTGGTCGGTTGAGTAAAATAATTAGAAAAAATTGGGATAAGTTATTGACTTTTGTCTGCCAAAACTATATAATATAATTAAGGCAGACAAAAGTGAGGTGAAGATATGCCAAGTAAAAAAATAGGTAGACCTACAGATAATCCTAAAGGCAGTAGAATAACTATAAGATTAGATGAAGAATCTAAAAATATTCTAGAGAAATACTGTGAAAAAGAAGATATAGACAAAGCCGAAGGAGTTAGAAGAGGTATAAAACTACTAAAAGACAAATAAAAAGTAGCCCAACCGCCGACCAAAGCAAAATGGACTACTTACACCAGAAGTTACCTTCTATGAAATATTTTATCATAGTAAGGTACTTCTTACAATAAAATTTCAAGGAGGATTTTACTATGAATGAATTAATGAATTTTGAAGGAAAAGAGATTGAAATATTTGAATATAATGGGCAAGTTTTATTTAATCCATATGATTGTGGAAGATGTTTAGAGCTAAGTGATAGTGCAATAAGAAATCATTTGTCTAAAATGAATGATACTCAAGCTATATTATTAAAAAATTCAGCTGTCCTAGATACGGACATCCGAAAATTAAATAATGCAGGTGAAAAGTTCTTAACTGAGAGTGGAGTATATAAGCTAATATTTAAATCTCAGAAAGAAGAAGCTGAGAGATTCCAAGACTGGATAAGCGATGAAGTTTTACCAAGTATAAGACAAACTGGTGCATACATAACAAATAATGCTAATCCCGAAAAGCTAAGAGAAAAAGCAAGTGAGATTGAAAAATTACAATTAGCTTATAATAGTACATCTATGCTAAAAGAACTATTAGATGATGCAGGCTTTGACAACAAATCTAAATTATTAACAGCTAAGACATTGTACAAGAAAGCAGGAATTGATTTACCAATCGAGATAAACGAAGAAGAACATTATTTTGACACAAAACAAATAGCGTCTAAATTGAAAATATATTCTAAGAGTAATAAACCAGCACAACTTGCTGTTTGTGAAATTATTAAAAAGATAAAATTAGAAGAAAACGAAGTTAAGGGAGTTTGGGAAACTAATGGTTTTTGGACTGGCACTGTAAATAAATATACACAAAGTGTAATAGATAAAATAAGAAATTGGATAGAGGAAAATAATAGACCTACTAAAATTCCAGGTGAGAAGAAGAATTTCCATGTTGTATATAAGGAGGCAATGTAATGGGAGATAATTTACTAAATAATGTATGTAATGATGAAAAAGAATATCTTATTTCTTACCTAAAAACTCTAAAACAAGAAGATGAACATGATTTTTATGTTTTCAAACAAATAGTAGATATATATTGTAAACAAGCAAAATATAAATAAGAAATTAATTATATAAATGAAAAACACTTACTTAGGTAGGTGTTTTTTTACTGAAAGGATGTGATTATAATGTAAAAAGTAATAAATTGGTAAAATATGTAAGAATTATGTGCTATAATAGTTGTAGCAAGAAGATGTAATCTACAATTTATAGAGTGGAGTTCATACTGGGATAAAACCTACTTCCTAATGAAAGGAGGTGGGAAGTATGGACAACTTTTTACTTAGTATATTAGCTAGCTTGATAGCTAGTTTAATTGGATATATCGTTTGTAGATGTATCAAAAACGTAAAAAGCCACTCTACTCGTGGCAAGAGTAAAAGTGGCTGGGAACTTGATTTTAAAATAAAGTTCCGCAAATTTAAATAATTTATATTTTTTAAAATTATGAACTTCACTCTACCGCTAAATAGATTGTAGTTCTTCTTGCTCTTATTATACCACAAATTAGAAAAAATATGCAAAGTACTTGTTTTAATAGCAAGTACTTTTTTGTGTGAAAAAGAAGGTGATTGAATGAATAAAGATATAGAATTTATTGCTTGTTCAATGAGGTTAAAAATTTTGATACAAGCAAAAGAAAATTTAATTGAAGATATGCATGAGTATTCAAACCACGAAGAAGATATTTTTAGGTACGAAAATTTAGATAAAGCTTTTGAAAAAACTATAATTGATGAAGCTAAGTTTTTAATATCTTTAGAAAAGATATAGAGGTGATGTAGTTGGAAATGTGGATTAGACAAGCAAATGACACTTTTAGATTTCCTGTTTTTCCTTCAAGTTTTGAGATAAACAACAAAGCAATAGTAAATACCTCTAATGTACTGAAACTAGGGGAAATTGCAGTGTTTGGAGGTGTAGGATTAAGAACTACAGAAATATCTAGTTTCTTTCCTGAAAATGAAGCAAGCTACTGTGATTATACAGGATTCCCATCACCATATGACTGTGTAAATAAAATTCAAAGATGGATGAATGAAGGTTTTATATTAAGATTTACAGTTACAGAAACAAATATAAATTTTGAATGTATTATAACAGATTTTCAATATGAAGAAAAAGATTGCACAGGGGATGTGTATTTTACATTAAGTTTAAAAGAATATAAAAGAATACAGATACCTAAAGTTAGTACAAATACAGATTTATCATCATCAAAAGATGTACCGCTTACAAAAGGATTTGAAGTTAAAAATAAACAGAGAACTCATAAAGTAGGTAAAGGCGACAGTCTTTGGTCGCTTGCAAAAAAATATTATGGCAATGGGGATTTGTGGAAGAAAATTTATGATGCTAATAAAAAATTAATTAAAAATCCTGACCTAATAAAAGATGGCTGGGTTTTAATAATTCCTTAAGCGAGGTGATAGAGTTGCAGAAAGTAAGAATGATACCAAAAAACTATGGTCTAACGAAAGAGGATTTAACAGAAAAAGACTTATATTGTATAGCAAAACATATTCAAATAAACGTTATAAAGAGATGTTTTAGAGAAGAACATGATATATTAGACCCTTGTCAAACTTGCAAGTATGAAAGAGAATGTTTTAAAAGTGGATATGGTTATGCGCACTGGGACACATTCATAAAATTATCAAAAATTACAGGAGTAAGAATGTGTCCAGGTGCAGGTTTTATAGATTAGAAATGTGAAAGAGGTGTTATTATGCAAGAAGAAATAAAACTTTCAGAAAAAGACTTGTATTGCATAGGCAAGTTTATACAAATTGGAGCTATAAAAAGCTTCATGCACAACGAAAAAGACTTAGATTTCCCTTGTACAGATTGTAAACACTTAGATAAATGTTTTGGAGATAATAGAGAATCAGATTTTTGGGATACTTTTTTAAAGTTAAGTAAGTTGACTGATTTAAAATTATCTCCATTTAAAAATTTTAAAGTAAAGTAATTATCTATATTTGTTGTGGGCTTTTTGAAGTAACTCACATTTATTTTCATCTGGTAAATTACAAGTATTTGAATGTGAGCAACTAAAATCAATTAGTTTTTTATCATTACTTGTGTGAGTTTCAAAATATTTAGAATCAGTAGAAACTTGTCTATCTATAACAGAACAGTAATTACTTAAACTTTCAAAATGATACATATAAAAACACCTCCTTTCATGATATATTTTATCATTTTTGGTGGTGTTTTTATATGTGTAGAGTAAGTGAGGTGATTTTAATTAATAATATAAAATTACAGGTCCATATAAAAAACGGAGCTATCTATAATATAACTGACATAGTAGAAAAGGTAACTTGGTCAGGTGATTATAAGTCCCCATCAAGGACACTAGAGTTTTCTATAGTACAGTCAGCTTCTGATATTAACTTTCAGCAAATTAATATACCTATAGCCAGTACAGTTTGTTTTTATGTAGATGATAAAGAAATCTATCGAGGAATGATAATTAATAGGTCTAAAGATTCTAGTAATAATAGTATTAGTTTTGTTTCTAAAGACATGGGTTTTTTACTTACTCAAAGTGAAGTATCATACAACTTTAAAGATAAATTAGTTGAAGATATTGCAAAACAAGTATTTAATGACAATAAACTTGCAGTCGAAAACATACCTAAGACGGGAGTAAAACATACAAAAATGTATATAGGTACAACTGGCTATGATACTATAATGAGTGCATATACAGAAGCTAGTAAAACAACTAAAAAAAAGTATATGATAGAAGCTAATATAGATAAATTTAATGTCATTGAAAAAGGGACTATTACACTAAATGTTATGTTTGAAGAAGGGTCTAATCTTATTAACACGAGTTTTTCAGAGAGCATGGAGAATGTAAAGAATAAGGTATTAGTTGTAGACCAGTATGGGAATAAAATTAGTGAAAAGATAGACGATAAAATTTTCAAAGATGTTGGAGTAATCATGCAAAAAGTTATACAGCAACAAGAAAATAGTACTGTAGATATAGAAAGCGAATTTAAAGGAATAGAGCAGACTTGCAATTTGAAAGGATATGGTGACGTAAGTTGTATAACTGGCAGAGGTGTAAAGGTTAAGGATAGCTATACAGGACTTGTAGGTCTATTTTATATAGATACAGATAAACACAACTGGGACAGTAATGGAAACTACGAAATAGACCTTGACTTAAATTTTCAAAATATCATGGATGAAAAAACAGCCGGGCAGGACGAACAAAAGGAAGAAAGTTCTGGTTTGAATGGAGAAGGTACACTTAATGGAAGAGAAGTAAAAGCAGAATTTACAGCGTATTATCCTTCAAACAATGCCATGGAGGGTGGATACTATCAAGCTATGGATGGTAAAAGACTTGTACCTTCAAACAATACTTGTGCTGCACCTAGTAAACTTAAATTTAAAACAAAAATTCAAGCAAAATGTCCTGGAACTAAAATTGATGGTAAAACTTATACAGTAACAGATAGAGGCGGAGCGATTGACTTAAAAAATGGAGTGTATAGAATAGACATATTAATGTCTAGTGAAAAAGAATGCAATAAATTTGGAAGAAGAAAAGGAACTATAATTATAGGTGATGGTACAGGATATACAAATGCAACAGGAAAAGCAAAAGAATTAATTAGTATAGCAAAAAGTAAATTAGGTTGTAAGTATGTTTGGGGGGCAACTGGGGAGAATACATTCGATTGCAGCGGGTTTACTCAGTGGTGCTACAAAAAGATAGGGATAAGTATTCCTCGTACTGCTTCCGCACAAAGCAAAGCAGGTAAACCAGTAGATTTGAATGATAGAAGCAAGTGGAAAGCAGGAGATTTATTGTGTAGGGTCAGCGGAGGAAGTAACAACCATGTTGTGATGTACATTGGAAATAATCAAATAATCCATTCTCCACAAACAGGTGATGTGGTGAAAATACAGTCTGTTGACTCATATAGAAAAGGGAAAGCATATACACATGTCAGAAGATATTTATAAAAGGATGGTGATAAAGTGGCTAATCCAATCAATGAATTTATAGGGATAATAAGAGAAGAAGGAAAATATCACAATCAACCTTCTTTTTTTATTGGAAAAATTAAAAGTAAATTACCAGATTTAAAAATAGAGGTAAATAACATCATATTAGAAAAAGAAGATATTTTAATAGATAGTTGGATTCTTGACAGGCAGATAGAAATATTCAACACAGAAACAAATCAAGAGCATAAACATGAAGTTAAAAATCCATTTATTGATAAATTTGAACTTGATGACACAGTAATAATGTTTAAAATAAGTGATAAATTTGCTGTTGTAAGTAAGTTGGTGAGCTTATAATGAGTACAATATTTCCTTTTATAGGTGTCCCAGAGGATTATATCCTACCTAAAACAGAAGAATTGCCAATCTTTCGTGAAGTGGCTTGGAATTTTGAAAAGGATAAACCTATTTTAGAAAATGGAGATTTTAAGATTGTTGAAGGAAATGAAGCTATAAAGGTTTGGGTGTATAAATGTATAAAAACTAATAAGTATGAGCATGAGATTTATTCATGGGGTTATGGAACAGAACTTTCGGAGCTTATAGGTCAAAAATACAGTAAAGGTCTTACAGAAAGTGAAGCTAGTAGATATATAAAAGAGGCTTTATTAGTTAATCCATATATTTTAGATGTTAATGTTGCAAATACAAGGTTCACAGATGATTTACTAAGTGTAGATATAATTATAAATACGATTTATGGGGAGGTGGAAGTTAATGTATAGTAGTCAAACCTATGATGTTGTTAAAAATAGGACCTTATCTAATATAGATTTAGATATCTATAAGGGTGAGGGTTCTTTTTTAAGTGATATGGTATCTCCTGTTAATTCAGAGCTTGCAAAATTCTATATAGAACTTTCATATCTTCATAAGAAAGCTTTTATAGAAGATAACTTCGACGATTTTTTAGATAAGAGAGTTAACGAATTTGGAGTATATAGAAAGCTAGGAACAGAAGCTACAGGAGAAGTAATATTCGAGGGGAAGGTTGGAACAACTATTCAAAATGGAACTATTATATCTTACAATGAGCTATTATTCGTAGTAATTAAAGATATAGTAATTAGTTCGAAAATCGAACAAAATACAAGCTCTGTACAAGCGCTAGAGATTGGAATTAGATATAATATACCTGCAAGTACAGAATTTAAGCTACAAGACGAAATAAATGGTATAACAAAAATTTACAATGATTTGGCTTTTCGAGGTGGTACAGAAATAGAAACAGACGAAGAATTAAAAGAAAGATTCTATAAGATACAGAAAAATCAAGCTACAAGTGGAAATAAGGCACATTATGAAGCGTGGGCTTTAGAAGTTGAAGGAGTATATAACGCTAAAATTTATCCAAGATGGGATGGTCCAGGAACTGTAAAAGTTTTAATCTTTGGAGAAAATAATCAAGCTGTTGACTCGGAGGTAATTGAAAGATGTAGAGAGCATATTGAGGAAGAAATGCCAATAGGTCCTATGTTAACCGTTTTAACTCCAAGCGTTTTAGATATAAGTATAAGTGCATCTATAAAATTAGAAACGGGATATACATTAGATTTTGTAAAAGAAAGCTTCTTAGAGAGTATTAATAGCTACTTAATAAATGTTAATAAAGAAATAATTTACACTAAAGTAAGTGCAATACTTGCAAGCACAGAAGGTTTACATGACTTTAGTAATTTACTATTAAATAATAAAGCTGAAAATATAACTTTTGAAGAAGACAAAGTACCAAGTGTAACTACATTAGAATTTAGCGAGGTGGTAGTTTAATGAAATTAATTGATAAGCTACCAAGTTTTTATAACAATGATATTACTAGAAAAATACAAGAAGCTTATGACATAGAACTAGAAACACTTAGAGAAACTTATGACGATACTTTTGACCAGTTTTTTGTAGATACTGCCACTTGGGGCTTAGATTATTGGGAAAATATTTTATCTATTAAAAATAGATATGATTTAAGTATAGAAGATAGAAGAAGTAATATAAAAGCAAAGATGAGAGGCAAGGGTACAACTACTATAGAGGTTATAAAAGCTATATCAGAAGCTTATACAAAGACTAATGTTGATGTAGAAGTATTTAGCAATCTATTTAGTTTTACACTTAGTTTTATAACAAATAATTGTAGTTATAACACTATTTTAGAATTAGATAAGAAAATAGAGGAAATAAAACCATGTCATCTTGAACACAAATTTGAAATGATTTTATTTAATCAAAATAACATGTTTACAGGTTCTACAATGAATACAGGTGAAACAGTTACTATATATCCTTACAGTCCAACTGATATAACTTCTTTTGGAGAATTGACTATAACTACAGGCAATGATAGAAGTATGGAAAAAGTAACATTATATCCTAGACAGGAGGTGGTATAGGTTGGCAGAACAAAAATATTATACACTTTTGACAACGATAGGAAAGGCATCTATTGCAAATGCAACAGCTTTAGGCAATAAAGTAGATTTAGTTAAATTACAGCTTGGTGACGGAGCAGGGGCAGAATATAATCCAACGGAAGAACAAACTTCTCTAAAAAACGTAGTTTGGGAAGGTTCTATAAATAATGTAAAGATAGACGAAGAAAATCCAAACTGGATAGTAATAGAAACTGTAATCCCAGGTAGTGTGGGTGGCTTTATGATAAGAGAAGTAGGGATATTTGATTCAAAAGAACAACTAATTGCAGTATCTAAATATCCAGAAACGTACAAACCAACTGCTGACTCGGGGAGTGTAAAAGACTTAGTTATAAAAATTATTTTAGTAGTTTCTAATACTTCAAGTGTAAATTTGAAAGTAGACCCAACAGTAATTTTAGCAACTTTAAAAGACATACAAGACTTAGAAACTAAAATAGGTACTGTTAATACTAAAATTGATACAACTAAAACAGAATTAACAAGCAACATAGAAACTGCTAAAACAGAGTTAAACAACAAAATAGGGGATACAACACAACTTACTACAACAGATAAAACAAATCTTGTTGGTGCATTAAATGAAGTAAAAACTAGTGTGGATAGTATAGAAACAACAGCAGAGAAAACAAGTATAAAAGATACAGATAATTTATTTGAAAGTGATAATGTTGAGGGAGCATTAAAAGAAGTGATGCAGGAAGTAAAAGGTAATAGAAGCAGTATTATATCAACAGTAAATAATAATTTAATACCAATGTAGAAAGTGAGGTGGTACAAATAGCTGATTTTATAGTTAATAGGAATATTAAAAAAAGAAGAGGGAATTATTCTTCAAGAAATCTATTTGAGACAAGAGATTTTGTATATGAAAACGGAACTACTTATACAGGCATATTTAATGTTAGTGATGAAAAAAGATATTCAGTATCTAGCAGTACTACTTTTTCATTAACTTCTAGCGTTGTTTATATGCCTTTGCCAAATGAACCTGAACATCAAACTGGTTTCAGCATGGAGCAAAAAGTAAGGGTAGAGTTTATAAATGACCCAATTATAAATATAGATAATTTTGAAAATCTTAGTAAAGGATGTACAATAAAATATAGTGTAGTTGATCAAGAGCCTACTATAAAATTTACAATAACAGAAAAATTAAATAATACAGTATTAACAACAAGAAACAATACTGTTGGAGGAACTTATGAAATTATTTTAACTAATGAACAGATATTAGGATTAGATATTAATTCTCAAAATAGTTTAATTATAGAGATTAGTACAAATGATGGCGGTTTAGTAACGAGCAATACAATAACATTTACAAGAACAAATAATAAACCAACTATTTTAGTTAATTCATATAATTCTAATTCTGCAAAGTTTATAGTATCTGATTTAGATAATAATCTATCTAAAATTGAGTGGTATTTAGATGATGTATTAAAGGAAACAATAACAACAGATTTGTATTTAGAGAAAACCATCAACTATGAACTTACAGACAATGCAATACACACATTAAAAATAGTTGCTACAGATGCAGAAAATGCAACAGCAGAAAAAGTTTTAAGTATAAGCAAAGAGATAATGCCACTTCAAGAAGATGCTAGTTTAAGTGATATATCAACTAAGTTAGCAGAGATTGGAGAAGGGTTTAGAAATGGGAAAACTTCTATCATAAATACTTTAGCATTAAAGAATATAGAGGCAAACTTGAATAATACATTAGTTGAATTATCAGAGAAAATTAAAACAAGTTTTGATAGTTCAGACGCTAGTGTGCAGGATTTGATGAATCAGTTGACACAAGCTAATAATACTATATCACAGTTAAATTCTAAGTATAAATATGCCAGTGGGACTGCTAGTGCTAGAGAAAATTCTTCCTTAATTGCATGTATATATGACCCTAATACTTCTCATACTGTTACAGAAGCGAGCCCTTATTGGATTGATTTAAATGGAATTGGATTTATTCCTGATATATTTTTTGCTGAATGTGAATATGAACCACATTCGAATGCTTTTTATAAGTATTTTGTTTTTGCAATTAAAAATACTTTTTCCATTTCTAATAATACTGGGTTTGTAGTTAATATTGCTTTTAACAAGGAATATAGTGATAAATCTTTTGGTTTACGAGGAGTTTTATATACCCTTGGCAAAAGAAATGTTTCGATGGATAATACTGGAGTTCGAGTACCTGCTCTAAATACTCTAAATAATCTTAGAGCATATAAATGGCATGCGATAAAATTTAAATAAATGAGGTGATAAAATGAATAGAGCAAATAGAATAATTTACGACCAAACTGGTAAAATACTTTTACAAACTGGAGAAGCAACAGGAGATATATTAGAGCATGATACAATAACAGAATTACATTATATTGATGTTGAATATGGAAATATAGACTATAGTAAACAGTATATAGAATCTATAAATCCAATAACAAAAGAACCTATTTTAAAAGATATTCCAATCTATTTAAGCGAAGAAGAAAAGAGAATACAAGAGTTAGAAAATCAATTACTAATTGCAGAAAATGAAAAAGTGGGAGGATTATTATAATGAATATAAATAATGTTGTAGTAAGAATATTAGCAGAGAGGATTTTAAGTAGAGGCTTAAATCCTTTAAAAAATCGAGAATTTGAATTAGATGATGTGACTAACACAGAGTATAGAAAAGCAGTAGAGGATTATATTATAGAGCATAGTGGAGTAGTAGAAGGAATAGAACCAACAGCGTAG